GAACGACATGCCGGTGATCGAGGTCGGGTCGGCGAGCAGGTACCACGCGGCGGCACTGAACCCCGTGTAACTGGAATTCGACATGTACGGCGAACTGACCACCCGGTACGCGCCGGCGAACGGGTTGTTCGCGGGCAGGAGCGAGTTGGCGGTAGTGGTCCCGGTAAGGGCGGTCGAACTCATCAACTGCAGCGCGAGGATGCGCAGGGCGGTCGGCACCAGGAGGATCTGCGCCTTCGCGGCCAGCGGCGTGCCGTCCGGGTCGGTCTGGGCGGTGAACACCACGTCGGCGGCGGTGAGGCCGGCAATGCCGAGCGCGGACCCGGCCCCGGTCGAGACGTTCGTGTGCCCCGACGTGAAGAAGGTGGAGTTGTTGAGGAAGATCGACCAGAACTTGTCGTTCAACTTCAAGGCGCCGCCGCGGCCGAGCCGGCTCGACGCCCCGGTCAACGCCCCCAAGTCGTCATTGATGAGGTCGCGACGGTCGATGCCGAGCATCTTGCCGTAGGTGTCCGCCTGATTGGGGTAGGCCAGTTCGCCGAGGTCTCCGTGTTTCAACTCGCCCCCGCGGGGGACGAGTGAATACATGAGGCCGCCGGTCAGGGCGACGGTGCTGGTCGCCTTGAAGTCGTTGAACGTCCGGATCGCGGCCAGCATCCGCCAGGCGTCGTCGACCGCCATGAACGACTGGCGGAGGAACTTGTTCGCGACGTTCGACAGGATGTTCGGCAGGCTGTAGGTGCTCGGCCCGGCTTGACCGGCACGGAGGTCCGGCGTGTTGCCGTCGGCCCCGAACGCGGCGGCGAGGTTGCCCCGCAGGTTCGATTTGAGCGACCCGCCCCGATACCCGTTCTTCCGGGCGAACGTACCGATCAGGTCCGCGAGACCCAGCCCGCCGCGGAAGTTCTGGTGGGCGGCTTCCAGCGTGCGGGCGTCGTACTCCTTCTCGACCGTCGACAACCCGCCGGCCACGCACACCGCGGCCTCGATCACCTTGCCGGAGACTTCCCGCTCGTCGTCCCGGCGGACGGTCATCGGCGCCCCGGGCCGGGCGGCGCGGATGAGCCGTAGTTCGGTTTCGGTGACGTTCCACTTCTTCTCGATCGCCTCACTGACGATCGACTCGCACGCTTCGAGGTTGGACGGGTTGGCCTGACCGTATTTGACGCCGAGAAGCGTAATCTGCTCCTGCCGGGCCTGTTCCGCCCGCATCGGCGCGAACGCGCCTTTGATATCCACCCCGGTCGCCTGTTCGGCGGGGTTCTTCGGGTCGGGCTTCCACTCCCGCTCGACGGCCGCCTTCAACCGCTCCGACCCGGCCAGGTCGTCGTCCCCGCCGGAGGTCGACCGCTGCTCCGCCCGCCACTGGGCCTGGAGACGGCCCTTGGCCTTGTCGTTCAGGGTCGAAAGGTCGAACCCTTCGGCCACCGCCCACGCCTCGAATTCCATGTCAAGCTCCTTGAGGTCACTTGGCGGCGGCGAGCGCCTCCAGGGTGGAGTCCAAACTGCGAATCCCGTCAATCAGTCGTTTGTCCAGTGCCTCGACGGCCGGGAACACCCCGCCGGTCCGCACCGCGGCCAGTTGGGTCCCGTTCAGGCCCCGGCCCTTTTGCACCGCGGCGTCGAAGTGGGTCTGTGTCTCGTTGACGAGGGTCTGGAAGTAGCCGGCCTGTTCGTCGGTCACCGCCGCCCCCGGCGTACCGGCGCCCTTCAACGGGCCGGTGGCGAAGACGAGGGCCTTGACCCCGTCCTTTGCGGCAGCTTCCGACAGGTCGTACACGGTCAAGACGGTGCCGATCGAACCGACCAAGGCGGTCGGCGAGTTGGCGAACACGGCGTCGGCCTGCGAGGCGATCCAATAAGCGGCACTCGCCCCCAGGTCGTCGACGTGGGCCCAGACCGGTTTCTTCTTCCGCGCCGCCTTGACGTCGGCCGCGAGGTCGGCGGTCCCGGCCACGGTCCCGCCGGGCGAGTCGATCGCCAAGAGGATGGCCGAGACGTTGGGATCGTTCGACGCCGCCCGCACGTCCCGGCGGAGTTGCACCGTCGACGTACCGCCCATCGACGACTGCGCCTTCATGAGCGTTCCGGCCGCCTTGATGACGGCGACGGTCTTGCCGTTCTTCCCCGTGAACATCTCCGTCTGCGAGGCCGGCTTCGGGGGCGGGCCGGCGGCCATGTGCCGGGGGAGGTCGGTGGCGTGGACGATCCGCCACTGGGCGGCGAAGTAGGCCGGGTCAACGGCCCAGAGGCCGACGTAATCGCACAGCCGGGCGAAGGCGGGCACGGCGAGGGCGAGACCGTCACGCATAGACACGCCCCCTTCGCGTCGGGGCCAGGTCCGTGTCTTCCAAACTGTCGTCGTCGTAGGCGTTGGGGTCGTTTGGTCCCGGCTCCGGCGCGTTGGGGTCCATCGGCGCCCCCGGAACCACCGGTTTCGTCAGGCCGATACTCGCGTCCGGGTCGATCCCTTTCGCCCGCATGTACTCGCGTTCGACGGCCCGTTGATCCACCACCTCCCGCCAGTCGAGTCCGTCGGCCGCACACTCCGCGGCGAGCGTGGTCAGGTTGAGCCGCAACCGCAGTTCGATCGCCGTGGCGTCCTTGTACGGGTCGATCGACACGAACCCGTCCCACTGCCACTCCCACTCCCACGTGTTCACCGGCCCCAGTTCGACGGGAATGAGGCCGGCGACCGAGGCCGCCTCGGCGAGCCAAGCCCGGAACAACTTGTCGAGCACCAGGTGCCGGAACCGCTCGCGTTCGATCCAGACGACGCGGTGATAAGGGACGTGGTCGAGCCGTCCGGAAGAGTAGTTGTAACCGCTGGAATTACCAGTCGTTACGTTGAACGGAGCGAGCACCGGCCGGCCCATCTCGGCCCGTTTGTCGCCGACGAACTCCTTGTACGTGCCGGTCGGCTGTTCGGCTTTGAGTTGGCTGGCATCCCACCCTTCGGGCAGGGTCAGGAGCGCGTTCCGCGGAATGTCCACCTCTTCCATCGTGTCGAATTTGGGCGCCTCACCCCCCGCGTCGGCCGAGCCCGTCGTCTTCATGATCCCGGAGATGTTCGCCGCCGTCTCGGCCGCGCTGAGCACCGCCTTCCCGTACCGCCGGGTCTGGGCGCCGGTCTCGAGGGCGGACGCGAACTCGGACACGCCGCGGGCCTGCCCCGGCCGGCGCGGGCGGAACCAATGCACCATGAACTCCGCGGGGACCTTGTCGGCCTTGATCCCCCAGAAAACGCCGTCGCCCGGGTGCTCTTTCAGGACGTGATAGATGGTCGGGTTGCCGGCCTTGTCGTATTCGATGCCGTCGATCGCCAGCGGGTCGAACAAGTTGAACTCTGTCCCGCCCCACAACGGGGTGGCGATCTGTTCCGCTTCCATCACCTTGAGGTCGAGCTTGACCGGGTGGTCGATCATCTCGTTCGTAGTGAACTGGCCGAACGTCTCGCCGTCGGCCGGCTGCGGCTCCACCAGGAGCCGGAACTTCTCGGCCATGCCGGCGGCGCGGACCCACGCCTTGAACGACTTCATCACCACCATTGCCGCATCGTGCAGGTCCACCTCTACCGTGAGCTGGAGCCGCGGACCGGTGCCGATCATGTCGTAGGCGAGGGTCTTGGTCAGCCCGTCGAAGTGCGGGTCGTTCTCGCGTTCGAGCCGCGCCCGGCGGCGGAGGGTCCGGCGGACATTGGTCCGGGTGGATAGGTTCGGCGAGAGGTCGTCGGCGGCGGCCCAGTGGTTGCGGTTCTGGCTCCCCGTCTGGGCGGCGTCGAACCGGGCCTGCATCCCACCGGCAGAACGGCGGGCGACGACTTTCGGCGCGGCGGCGGTCCGACATTGGGGGAAATTGGGCACTTACTGCGGCCCTCCGCCGGGAGGGACCGCCCGCGCCATCATGACCCGACCCCACGCGGACCGCGGAGGGGTCGTCGTCTCCGCCGCCCACCGCCGCAGGGCGAGGAGTTTTTCGGGGTCGGTCGCCACGACGGTGACGCCGTCGACGGTCATCGACTGAACGCCTTCGACGGCGCCGGCCAGAATGGTCTCGTCGAGAGTTTCGATCAGCGTTGCCACGAACCACGGCCCCCGGGGGACGTGGTGCATGGTGGGGGCGGGCGTAGCCCGTCAGGAAGTGGGGAAAGAGCTGGGCGGGGAGAATTGAACTATCGGTTAGGTGGCAGACTTCCACTCGCCGCACCAGTCGGTTGCGTGTGTGATCGGGAAAACACCCGCAGGCCATCCGTCTGAATTCACGGCAACCCCGGCACGTGGTGCGTGCCGACGACAAAAACCTTGTTGCACTTCGTCTTTCGGCCTTTGTTCCAAGCCGCCCCAATACTTACACGTCTCGCACCGGTCCGGCCGCGGCGGGGAATCGGTCGTCGGCAGGGGCAAGGGGGAAGCGGCCATCATTTCGCCCCCGTCGGTTCCCATTCGACCGTCGCCCCTGCCATGTCCACTTCGCCGCCCAGCGCGTCCCGGGCCATGTCCATGATCACGGGGGCCATGCGGGCGCGGAGTTTGTCGAGCCGTTCCTTCTCCCACCGGGCGAACTCCGCCGCTTGGGTCGGCTCGTCCACCTCATAGTTCCCGACGTTGTGACCGTGCTCGATTTCCAGAACGCCGGTGTAGGGCCGGTTGGTGACGGAGTCCCCGCTCAGGACGGCGTACCCTTCCGCCAACTGTTCCGGCGTCACGATCCGGCGGGCGGGCACGAACACCCGCCGTGGAACTCCCGGCACCGCCGGTTCGCCCGCGCCGCCCGCCTCGAACGCGAGCACGTCGGAGAGGATTTCGCCGTTGGGGGTCATGGGTGAGCCTCACGTGTTGATTTCAACCGGCGGTCTCACCGGCTCGACGTATTTACTCTTAAACACGGGCACCGTACCCGGCGTGTCCAGTACGAGCCGGGAATCGCCATAGTTGCTCAGGTCTCTACCATCCTTGCCGTCGACCAAAAAATCAAGCGAGACGTCATGCAAAAATAGGTCCGGCGGATGCAGAGTGAAATCCCCGTTCAACTTCGCGTCCGGCGGCAATCCGAGCCCGGTAAAGTCGATCATTTCGGGGTGGTCGATGATCTTCGGAAAAACGGCGACCAAGAAGTCCAGCAAGGGGACGCGGATCGTTGCGTAAGAAGGAGATTCCGTTTTCATCACCGCACCCCCATCCGTTCCGCCTTCTCTTTTCGCCTGAGTAATTGTAACTCCCTTAAACTCTGCGGCTTGACTTTCTCCGTCACCACCGGCAGCCCGTCCGCGGTCGCGCTGGGTCGCAGACCGGCCACGCTCGCGGCGACGGCAGCCATTACGACGCAGTCCAGCCAGTGATTATCGGGTCGGTCGGGCCTTAACAGCCATTTATCGAACGTCGCCCCGCGCAACGTCACCGGGCTCGCATACTCCGCACTCAGGTGCTCGCTCAGCATCTCGTGTTGCTTCGGGTCCTTGCCCCACAACGTCAAGCCCGTCCGCCCGCCCGGCGGGACGGTGAGCCGCTGGTACAGAAAACTCTTCCAGTGGTCGGGGTCGAACTGCACCATCTGGCCCCGGCCCGTCTCGGCCCGGGTGAGTCGCCAGTACCAGCCCGGCTTTTCCCCCGGCCGCGGCTTCCACTCGGACACGCCCCGCGCCGTCGTCGTCCGCCCGATCCCCTTCGACGGGGTCAGAACGCCCGCGTGCGGCGAGGCGCGGACGAACTGGTAGACCGCGTCGCTTTCGTACCCGGAGTCCACCAGGGCGCGGCCGATCTTCATCTCCCCGGCCGTCTGCTCGTTCTTGTAGACCTTTCCCAGCACTTCATTCGTGAGGTCCATCATCCCGTTGTAAACCAGTTGGATCGCGTT